TGGGCTGAAGCCTGACGGACGCAAGCTGACCGGCTATGCCGCTCGGTTCAACTCTGAGACGGACCTGGGCGAGTTTGTGGAAGTCATCCGCCCCGGTGCCTTCACCCGGACGCTTGCCGCCGCTTCTGCTGGAAACATCCGAGCGGTTTTTGAGCACGATGGCAAATCGCTCTTAGGCCGCTTGGGTTCCGGCACTCTGCGACTAACAGAAGATTCCGAAGGGCTGGCATTTGAGCTGGACCTTCCCGACACCACTCTGGGCCGCGATCTGGCCGAGCTGGTGAAGCGTGGCGACGTGGCCGGCTGTTCGTTCGGGTTCCTGCCCGTGCGCGACACCTGGGCCGAAGGCGCGAAGCCTGTCCGCGAATTGCGCGATGTTGATCTGTTCGAGATAACAATCACCGCAAACCCGGCTTATGACGCAACCAGCGTCCAAGTTCGTACCAAATTGCCGCGCTCGGTTCGCCTGGCCCGTCTGTATCTGGAGGCCATCGCATGAGCCTGATTCAACGCCTGTTCAAACGATCCAGCCCCGAGCCGACAACCCCGGCGTATGACACCTATTACGACCGCCTAACGGGCTTTCCTGGCGTGGCTGGCGTAGACGTGAACACAACCACCGCCGAAGGCATCAGCGCCGTCTATGCGTGCGTGGCGGCTATCTCTGAGACGGTGGGCAGCCTGCCGCTCGACGTGTACCGCAACACCGACAACGGACGCGAGAAGGCCAAGAGCCACCCCCTGTACCGTCTGCTGCACGACGCGCCGAACAACTACCAGACCGCACTGGAGTTCCGCGAGCAGATGCAACGCCACGTCCTGCTGCGTGGCAACGCCTATGCCGAGATTGTGTGGAACCCGAACGGCTCGGTGAAAGCCCTGCTGCCGATGCACCCCGACTCGGTAACGGTCCTGCGTTCGAGCCTGGGCAATCTGGTCTATGACCATGTGGACGGAAAGGGCAATCAGCGCCGCCTGCTGGCCGATGAAGTCCTGCACCTGCGCTACCACTCGGACGATGGGATTCTCGGACGCTCACCGATTCAGGTAGCCCGCGACACCATCGGCCTTGCCCTGGCAGAGCGCACCCACGGCGCGATGATGTTTCAGCAGGGCACCAAATTGTCCGGCGTTATTGAGACACCACCCGGCACCACGAAAGAGCAGGCCGGACAGATCCGCGAAAGCTGGTCCGCTGGTCAATCCGGTGTGAGCAACCACGGCAAGACCGCCGTACTGCCACAAGGCGCGACGTTCAAGACCGTGAGCATGACGCTTGAGGATGCCGAGTGGATCGAAGCCCGCCGCCTGTCCATCGTTGAGACAGCCCGTCTGTTCCGCGTACCGCCCGTGATGATTGGCGACATGGAAGCCGCGAACTATTCGAACGTGGTCGAGCTCGCCCGCTTCTTCGTGACCAACACCCTGCGCCGTCATCTCGTTATGTGGGAACAGGCAATCAACCGGGCGTGCATTACGAACCCCGTCTTCTTTGTTGAGCACAACGTCGAAGGTCTGCTGCGTGGCGATAGCCTTGCTCGAGCCAATTTCTATCAGCGCGGCATCGAGGACGGATGGATGCTCCGGTCTGAGGTGCGCCGCATTGAGAACCTGCCAGCCATTGAAGGAATCGACGATGCCCAAACTCAAGATGCAGCGCCTGCCGCTGGAGGACCGAATGCACAACCCGATGCTGCCGATCAGGATGCACAAGCCAAAGGGGCAGCGGCATGAAGAAGAAGCGCACGCTGAGCCTGAACAGCAGCGCCTGGAAGACCCTTCGCGCTCAGGTACTCGCTGAGGAACCGCTGTGCCGTATGTGTACCGCACGCGGCCTGGTAGTGCCTGCCACTGACGTTGACCACATCGAGGACAGCCGCGAGGACTACTCGGACGACAACAGCCGGGAGAATTTGCAGAGCCTGTGCCACGACTGCCACTCGCTCAAGACAGCCGCGAGCATGAATAAAACCGTGTTCCTGGGCTGCGACGTGAACGGCGTGCCACTCGACCCGGCGCACCCGTGGAATAAATCACCAGCAACCGAGGGAACGAAGACCGCCCCCTCCCTGCTTTTTTATTGCTAAGTGCCATGAAAACGACCCCACGCCGCCCCCGCTCAGACAGCGCCAAAGCCGCCGTAGCAGCCGCTCAGGCCGTTGCGCTTGGACCTATAGCGCCGCCTGCGTTTGTGCGCGTGGGGAAGGCCGCCAGGCCGTTCTGGAATGCCATTGTCACCGCACGCCCGCGTGATACCTGGACCGATGCTGACTTGATCCTGGCCGGGAGCCTTGCCCGCGCCTATGCCGACATCGAGGCGCTGCAAGATGCCATCGACCATGACGGGCTGCTGGTGGACGGCAAGCCGAACCCCGCCTGCGATCTGCTGGACAAGATGACCCGCCGCGCCCTGGCAACTGGCCGACAGCTCAAGGTCGATACCATCGCCACCGTGGGCAAGGCTCAGAACATCCCGAAAGGTGCCGCCCTGGAGCGTGACGCCCGCGCTCAGCTCGACGATGACCTGATCCCTACCTTGGCGACGATGCAATGACCAGGGCCGAGAAGATCATCCAGTTCTGCGAAAAGTATCTGGTAGTGCCGGAAGGCGCGGACGTGGGTAAACCGATGCGCCTGGCTGAGTTTCAGAAAGAGTTCATCCGCGACGTATACGACAACCCGAACGGCACCCGGCGCGCCATCTTGAGCATAGCGAGGAAGTGCGGAAAATCCGGGCTTATTGCCGGCCTGATTCTCGCTCACCTGGTCGGGCCTGAAGCCAAGCAGAACTCGCAATTGGTGGCAGGCGCGCTCAGCCGCGACCAGGCATCGCTGGTGTTCAACCTGGCGTCCAAGATGGTCATGCAGTCGCCGGCCCTGTCCAAGATCGTCCGCATCGTGCCGAGCGGCAAGCGCCTGATCGGCCTGCCGCTGAATACTGAGTTTCGCGCCTTGGCGGCTGACGGCAGAACTGCACATGGCCTTTCCCCGGTGCTCGCCATCCTCGACGAGATAGGCCAGATCCGCGGACCGCAATCGGACTTCGTGGATGCCATCACGACCAGCCAGGGCGCACATGAAAGCCCGCTGCTGATCGCTATCAGTACCCAAGCCGCGAACGATGCCGATCTGCTGAGCCAGTGGATCGACGACGCCAAGCAGTCGAAAGACCCGCGCATCGTCTGCCACCTGTACGCCGCGCCGAAGGGCTGCGACCTGCTGGACGTTGAAGCCTGGAAAGCAGCCAACCCGGCGCTGGGCCTGTTCCGCTCCGAGGACGATCTACGCGAGCAGATGCAGCAAGCGGCGCGGATGCCGTCTATGTCCAACACCGCCCGCAACCTGCTGCTTAATCAGCGTGTGAGCCTCGACAGCCCGTTCATATCGCCTGACGTGTGGATGGCCTGCGATGCCGAGCCAGAACCTTTCGACGGTCCCGTCTATGCCGGCCTGGACCTGTCCGCCCGTACCGACCTGACGGCGCTTGTGCTGATCGGCAAAACCGCTGGCGTCTGGCAGGTTCGCCCGTACTTCTGGACGCCCGAGCAGGGCATCTTCGACCGCGCCAAGAAAGATCGCGCCCCGTATGACCAGTGGGCCGCCGAGGGCTATCTGCGCACGACACCCGGCGCGACGGTGGACTATGAAGCCGTGGCCGCCGATATGGCTGAGATCCTGTCCGACGTGGACATTCAGGCCGTGGCCTTCGACCGCTGGCGTATCGACATTTTCAAGAAAGAACTCGACCGCCTGGGCCTCGATCTGCCGCTAGTGCCGCACGGTCAAGGCTTCAAGGATATGGCCCCGGCACTCGACGCCCTGGAAGCCGAGCTGCTGAACGGACGTGTCGCCCACGGCAACCACCCGGTGCTGACCATGTGCGCCGCCAATGCCGTAGCGGTGAAAGACCCAGCCGGCAGCCGCAAGCTCGACAAATCACGCCGCACGGGCCGAATCGACGGCCTGCAAGCCCTGGCAATGGCAATGGGCGCCGCCCAAGCCGCAGCCGCCCCCTTTGAGATTGATACCGAGGTGTTCTTCGTATG